TAGGTTTGTTTTCTGCCCCTAAGTCTTCCATTTCTTCACTGACGTACAATGGACGGCCTAGTAGCCTGTCAGGCTCTCCTGCTTGTAGACCTGGCTGCCATAGGAAGTGGTCGTTGTCGTCTTTTAGTTTTCTGATAGCTTTGACAGCATCATCACTTGCCAAGAATGAAGCTCTTGGTCTGTAGGGTCTTCTTAAGTCGTGATATAGTTCGATTAGTTCAAGTGCTGTAATTTCGTCAGTTGCAGTTGCATCAAGTGCTTTTTGCCCGCCTGTAATAACACCTTCCGGCTTTCCAGAGGCATCACCTTTGATAAATGCTTCCTCTTCTGCTTCTCCAAAAGTACGTCTGAATACGTCTGAAATATGGTCTGCTACATTCATAAAGCTGTCTTGTAGAAATTCCTCTGATACTTTAATAATCCTGCCTAGCTTGTGCGCTCCAATTAGCTTTTGGTCGTAAGTAATATCAGACTCGCTATAACTTCCTTCCTCGTCAATCCAAGAAGCTGAACCGTTGTCGCTGATAACAGGAATTTGCCTGTCGCCACTTCCACTTTGCCTTACAGTAGCAAGGGATCTCATTACAACTTCGTCTGCAAGTGTGTCAATTAGCTGTCTTTCAAACTCATCTGGCACTGTGTATCCACCTTCTGCATCTGTCCCAATGTTTAATGACCTTTGATTTATAAGTTTTCTTTCGTCAGACTCAAGCTCACTTTTACCATACCTTACAGCCTTCCAGAAAGCATTGCGATATTTTTCTTCCTCATTGTCTTCTGGGGTTTCTCCTACCTGCTGGGATCTTGCAACTGGCTCATTAACAGATTTTTCTAAACCAGCCTCTAAATTTTCAAGCCTTTCTTCTTCATCAATTCTTTCTTTAAGGCTGTCAACTTCTTTCATTAGCTTGTCGTAATGGTTCCTTTCTTCCTGTGTAAGCTCTCTGCTTTCATTTTCCTGCCTATTCCAAACTTCTCTTGCCTGCTCTATTAGGTTTGCCCTTTTTTCTCTTAATTCGATAGATTTTGCCATTTTTATTCACTCTCCTGTTCATTAATTTTTTCTAAAAGCTCCACTTTGCCCTTTACAAACTTCAGTTGCCTTTGTAGTTCATCTATTTTTGTTTTCACATCTTCATCACCGTCCCTGTTGTGGTCATGTGTATGTGTATTTATGTCATCAACCAATTGGCTGTTGTAACAGTGTTTGTCAAAAAGGCTTCGCATGGCTTTTACTGCCCTTGCTGTTACACTTGTTTCCGGGTATGCCGGGAATGTAACAGGTGAAACTTCTAATAATTCAACCTCTTTAAGTGTCCTTACTGGGTTTTTAGGGTCTGATTCGTCCCATTCGTCTTTTTTAACGAAAAAACCAAAGGACATCTGGTTGACATCTCCACGTTCTAGCGACTCAATAATCCAATCAGCCCACTCTGGTGGTTCAACCTCTATTCTTAGGCCGTGGTCGTCTTCTTCTAATTTTAAAGTGCCGTTTTTATTTCTACCTAAGACGTAATTATCATCATGGTTCCATAGCGCTCTAATATCGTTTTGTGCAATGCTCCTAGAAAAAGCGCCTTTTTCAATTTTTTCTTTAAAAAAGCCTAATTCCTCTGACAGGCTATCAAATACAGCAGCATAACCTTTAATTTTAGGCTTATCGTCATCATCAGTTCGTACTTCTAATCCTGTTGTTTCAACACTAAAGGCCCTAATTTCCTTATCCATAAAATCACCCTTTCTTTTGTATCCTGTGCAAATCTATGATGTATAGTTGGTCGCTTTCTTCTACGTAAAAGCAGTTTTTCCAGCTCAAGTCTGCTATTTTGTAACCCAAAGATTCAATTTCTTTCTTTTTTCTATCGGTTAACTTCCTGATGTAATCTTTTTTTTTAGTATCTCGGTATTCGTCTGTCCTTTTACCTGGTGATTTCGGCATCACAAGCACATTATCAATCTTTGTGCAAGGCAAAATTCCGTCTACTTGCCTTGACAGTTCTGTTTGGAGCTTGGCTATTCTGTCTAAGTCTTTGTCTTTGCAGGTATTAGACTTGGGGAATTTTATTACATAGTCATCAAATATTAGCACAGTAAAATATTTACCCTCGTTGTTTACTTCAAAGTTTAATCTCACATGGAATCACCCCATTAAAAAACCACCCTAGAAGGTGGTTAATCGTATTTATCAAGCTGACATTCGCAAAAATTATGGAAGGGCGGGTGAAAGCATGGTCGCCTCACCTTAATGCCTGTGTCTTTTTCGTCTGCTTCAAGAGTTTCATCTTCAGCTATAACAGGCTGATCTGCCCCTATAACTTTTCCGTCTAGTTCTTTGCAATATTCACAGGTATCATTTCCAGCGTTTACAACTATAAAATAAGTAACTCCAGCTCCTATCATAATACTTCTTGCTATGGCATTTCCTAGTTGTCTTGTTTCATTCCTAGCCTCTTTTGCGGGCCTTTTCTCTTCCCATTCCTCAATTCTTTCCTCTATTAATTCATATTCTGTCTTATCTGATTCGTGGGCTTGTCTAACAAGTGCTGCAAGCTGTCCCTCTGACGATGAAGTGTACCTTTTGGCATAAGCCTCTAAGTACTCCTCTAAAAATTCCTTGTCGTCTTCGGAAAGATCTGTTTCTATGTCAATGTCTTCTGATAAGTCTTGTCTCATGCTTTCAGCTAGGCTTTCAAAGTAGGGTTTCATTTCCTTTTTTATGTCATCTTGTAAGTCCTCATAATATCTTTCAATCCATGCTAAAAATCCCTGCTGTCCTCTTTCTAGGGTTTCTTTTGCTTTTTCTAGTACGTCTTTTTTCTCTTTGGCTATAATGTTTCTAGCGCCTTGCTGTACAACTCTTTCAAAAGACTTTGATTTTTCAAGTCTTGACCTTGCCCCTCTCTTAGAAGGTGAACGCCCCCTAGTGTTTTCTATAATCTTTTTTCTAAGAACGTCATCTTGTTGACTTTGGTCTATTGGCATCATGTTTTGTTGAATGAATAGCTTGTCGGCTTCTTCTTGATCAACCGGGTTTTTGTTTTCCATGGCTCTTACCTCGTTAATGGTTAAGAACCCGTAATTAATAGCTGTACTGTAAGCATCATATCTGGTCTGAATGTCTGCTCTAAGTAAACTGTCTATCAAGAATTCTGCAAAATACCTTCTTCTTGCCTCTTTGCTTAATAGTTGGTTGTTAACTGCCTGCTCTATTCTAGACAGCCAGGGTTGGATAGAGTATTTAAGAAAGTCTAGAGACTGCTGTTCTATACTTGAATAGCTTGCGCCCTTTTCTACGTCTGCTAACAGATACAATGGAACTCTGAAAATCCTTGCTATATCCCTTTTTTGGAACTGCCTTGTTTCTAAAAACTGCGCATTTTCGGGTGGTATTCCCACCTTTTCAATGTCCATGCCTTCTTCTAAAAGCATTAATCTGTGGGCATTTCCTAGTCCCTGATATTTTTTCTCTAGGTCTTTCTTTAAATTATAGTATGCTGTGTCCGATAGTCTTCCAGGGTGCTTTGCTATTGCTCCCATGTTAGTTCCTTGACTGAAAAATCTGGCCCCAAACTCCTCTGTCGCCAAGTCTAGCCCTATGCTCTCCCTAGCGTACCCGATAGGTGATAACCCTTTTAAGCCGTCATAAGACAGCCCAGGCACGTGCAAAACCTCATGATTGGGCAACTCTACCAACCTACCATCGGGCATATAAGTGTGATATACAAGCTGCCTAGTTCCTTCTTTTCGCCAAGGTTCTGTCTTGTGCGGCATTAAAGGCCACAATGCTTTTGGTTTACCGTCACCCCTATACTCTATGTTTGCATAAAAGTTTCCCCACAATAGTAAGTGCATTAGCATTGTTTCCTTAAAAGTAAAGGCTGACATTTCGGGGTTAGGGCAGTCTTTTAATAGTTCATATATATAATGGTCTTTGGCCCTATCCTTGCCCCGCTCTTGCCGTTGGTATAATATAAGTGGCAGCATGGCAACTGACTCTGACAGTATTCTTACACATGCAAAAACTGCCGATGATTTCATGGCAGTTTCTTCGTTGACATTTTTCCCGCTATGAGATGGCTCCCCGATCAGTGATTCTACTAGCCACTGCTTAGGATCTTTTAGGTTGCTCCTTCGTTTTTCTAGCCAGTTTGATATTATAGGTATTCTCATTTTTTCACCTGCCTTCACAATACACGAACACCCCTGTTTTCATATATCGAGGTCGTGTCTTCTACAACCATCGCCCTCACATGGGCGTTTAATAGTGCTGATATAGGGTCTATTCTTTCAACTGATTTATTTTTGTCTAGCTTAATGTTTTCGTTGTGATCTGCTTTTTGGACTGCATTACTTAAAGCCCAGTTTAATACTGGGTTGTTATTGTGAACTATTTTCTTTGAGATTACACAGTCCCTAAAATTCTTCGTTGGTTCAGATAGTGTCTGCACTCCCTGCCTTATCTCTACAACGACATATCCCTTGTCTTGAATTTGTTGCGCAAACTGTGTGGCATTGTAAGGGTCATAACATATCTCTTTAATGTTAACTCCTAATTCTTCTGCTTTTTGTATGATATAGTCTTCAATGTATCTATAGTCAACTACTGCTCCATCGGTTAAAGTTAGCCATCCTTCCCTGGCCCATAAATCATAAGGCACTTTATCTGTCTTTATCTTTTGCCAGTAACTATCTTCCGGCATAAATGAATGACTGTAAACCGCATACCTGCCATCGCCAAGAGGTATGTCAAAGCTTACAGACGTAAGGTCGTGTTTTGCTGAAAGGTCAATGCCTACAAAGCAGTCTAGACCTTCTACCTCTGGCATTAAGTTAGTACCGCAGTCTCCCCACTTTGACATATCCATATAACCATCTTCCTTTTGCTGAATCCATCTATTCATGTTTTTGGTCATAAAGTTTCTCATTTTTTCTGGAGCTTCTAGCGCTACTTGTAACTGCATCCTTAAATAATCCATGCCTTCATCATAACTTGCTAGAATGGGATTTGCTTTAATCCAGTTATTTTCATCTTTGATGTCATCTTCTGCGTCTATTTGGCAAATAATAGCCAAGTATTGATCGTTGCTTATGTCTGTATTCGGATCTAATATTTTTCTAGCATAGTTGTACTCCACTGAATAGCAAGGTTTGTTTAAATCAAACCCTGCAGTTGTAATTACATAGATTAAAGCCTGTTTTCTGTTGCCTAAGGCTGAATCCATAATGTCGTACATTTCGCTGGTTTCGTGTGAGTGATATTCGTCAATTATTGCTAGATGTGGTGAATATCCATCGCCCTTCTTTTGGTCTTCTTTTGATAACGCCCTCATAACTCCAAGTGAGTTAGGGTGTTCAATGCTATCTCGGTTAATCTTTAATATGTTAGGGTTGTTGAGCGGCGATCTTTTGGCCATGTTTTGAGATTCATTCAAAACAATTTTGGCCTGGTCCCTTTTGGTTGCGGTACAATAAACCTCGGGAGCTTCTTCGCCATCAGCGCAAAGCATATAAAGGCCAACACCAGAAAGCTCTTGAGATTTAGCATTTTTCCTGCCTACTTGTTTGTAAACTTTTTTAAATCTCCGATTCCCGGTGTCTTTATGGACCCAACCAAAAACCTGACAGATAGAAAACTTCTGCCAGGTGGTTAATTTTATTGGTTTGCCCGCCAGTATTCCTTTAGTGTGCTTTAGAAAAGAAAACCAATCGACAATGTCTTGGGCTTTCTCCTCGTTCCAGACATAAGGAAAGTCGTCATCGCTTTGAACTCTTTCCAGATCCTTAATAAATCTTTGGCAAGCCCAAATATGCTCTTGTCCTGCTGGAATCTTTTTATCAATTACATCTTCACTATATCGAAAAAGCTCCTCAACTATTTTAGTCAAGTCACATCACCGCCTCACCCACCTTGCTAAAATTATTGTGTTACAATCTATCGCCAAACTTCTCCTCAAAAGGATCTTTAGGTTTCTTCTCTTCTCCTTTTGGTATTGCTAGCTTTGCCCTCGATGTTATCGTTAACCCCAAGTCATTAGCTATTGATTTCATCTGGTCGAAGAGTTGTCTTTTCTTTGTTAGCAAAGGGTGTGGGACTTTGTTTGTTTCAGCAGCTTTGTTTGTGTACTCTACCATGAGGCCCTCCTCTTTAATTATCTTTGTACATTCCTGGTATCCCTCATAGGCATCACAGTAGCAAGCAAGCATGTCAACGTCCAAATTAGTCACTAGGTCAATATGTTCTAGCTCCTTGACTATTCTTCTAAATTCTTTTTTGCCTTGCTTTCCTAGCCAGGTAGGAGGTTTTACCCGATCAGACTTAGGTTTTAATTTTTCTTCCGCTTCCTTGCGATCATGAATTTCTTTCTTGGTTCTCCGGTTAGGGTTTCCTTGTACGACTTGTAGGTCTATAGGTTTGGCCTTCTTTGCCATGTTATACCTCCTTTCCATAAATCCCCAGTCGGGTTGCTCTGCGAATGTGGTATGCGGAAGCC